GCGATCATCTGCTCACGATTCATGGTGCTCCCCTCCTCGGGAGTGGGTTCGCCCTCGGCGTTCGCCACGGGCTCGAAGGCCGTGACCCGCCGAACCTGAACCGGCTCGCCGAGCGTCACGCTTCCGTCGTTGATGTTGAAGTCCACTTGGAAAAGCCCGGACTCGCCGCCGTTCCGGCTCTCGACCTCGAAGACCAGCCAGCCTTCCTCGGACGAGACGGAATCGACCCAGAGGTAGCGGTCGTCGGCGCCGAATCGTTCGACGAGCGCGCTACGTAGCACCTGGCGCCGGTCCTCGTCGGTCTGGTTGTCAGCGGGGCGGAAGCCGAGCAACCTGGCCGCCTTCTGCAGCCACGCGCGCCACGCGGAGTCGCGGGCGAGCGCGGCGGGCTCGGTCGCGGGCGGCAGCTCGACGACGGCTCCGTCAGCTTTGCCGCACCCGCATCCGGCCTCAGCGTTTTGCAGGAGTCCGCACCCGTCGTCCACGCTGCAAGCGCCGATCTGCTCGGCGAACACCGCGTAGTGGTCGGCGCCGGCGGGATGGATGACGCTGTCGTACTCCTGGCCGTTCGCGACGCCGGCACCCTGAACGACGTTGACCGGGAAGCCCGTGGAGCCCTCGACCTTGTCGCCGGCCTCGATCTTTTGGAGGACCACGCCAAGATCCTCGACGTCGGCGGCGCGAGCGGGGTCCAGGAACACGTCGGCCTTGAGCGCTCCGTTTTGGGCGCGGGCACGGTAGATGAAGCCGCCGCCGAGCGCGTTCATCACGTCGGGCGTGCGGGCCGAGGTCCGCGGGTGGTCGACCACGACCGGACTGCCGTTCCACTGCTCAGCCCACTCGGGCGTGATGTCCTCGGGCGGCAAGTACGTCCGGCCGAGGTTGTTGTGCAGAACCTTCGAGCGGACGAGCACGGCCGACACGACGACGTGCTCACGGCCCATGTACATCTCGCGACGTACAGGGCCGGTCAGATTCGTGGCGACCTGGATGTGATCCATGTGCTCCAAACACAAAAGAGCCCCGACGCCCGTCCCGTGGTGGGATCTGGGCGCCGGGGCTCGGTGCGGCTCACCCTAGGAGGTGAGGGTCCGTGACTGCCGGCTACTGCATTCTGTGTTGCGTCAGGGCAACGGTACTACATTCCGCGTGGGTACGTCAAGAGCGCCCTACAGGCTGTCCACGAAGCGCTCGTCAGATTCGTCCAAGTCGGTCGGCCTCAGGCCGCGGCTCTCCCGGTAGTCCCTCACGCCGCCATCTTGGAGCTTGATTGTGATATCGGCCGAGGCACGCTCGAGCATCTGGTCGGCGATCCGGCGCAAGTAGCGCTTGGAGGCCTCGGGCAGCGCTTCGTAGTCGGCGGGCCTCACCACTTAGAGCACCCCGGAGTGGCCGGAAAACGATAGTCCCTCGCCGCACCGGCACAACGGTTCGAGCGGCGGACCAGGCGAGCGGCCGAGCGGCGTCTCAAACGTGCCGTCGAGCGCTACGCCGTCGGGGTTCATGCCGGGCACCGCTGCGTGCGTCTCGCGCAACCGATCGTCGGGCGTCACGATCCAGTGCCGCCTCGCCGTCTCCGGTAGGTGCCCGTCCTTTTGCGCCTGTCGCCAGCCCTGCCGAAGTCCGTGGTTCGATGCACGCAGCGTCTCGGTCCTGGCAATGTTCAGCGCCCGCCGGTTCGTCAGGCTTAGCGAGTACTTGCGCTGCATCTCCTCAATCAATTCCTCGCTCATCGTGCCGTCGCGGAGCGCCTTGCGGATACGCGCCTTGTCGACGGCCGAGAGCCGCCGGGAGCCGGTGAACGTGCCGGCACGTAGCTCCCGCGCGAGGTTCGACGGCGCGGCGGCCCAGTTTGGTGGAAGCCCCATCACCTGCCGGATCGCCACGGCCTGCTGGCGTGTGGTCAGTCCCTCGGACGCACCGGCGGCGATCACGATCCGGACCGCCTCGCGCACGTCCTCGGTGATCGCTACCACGAGGTCGGCCGCTTGGGCGCGCGCGAACATGACGACGTTCGGGTCCACGCGGTTGAAGCTGACGCTGACGCCCAGGACGTCGGAGAGGATGTCCGCACCCGCTGCACCCGTCGCGCTGGCCGTGCGGTGCAGCAGATCCGACAGCGAGTCGCCGCCCGCGAAGATGGCGCTCAGCCGTGACGGACCGATCGCGGCGATGATGGCGTTCAGGTCGCCCGACGCTATCGCGCTCGCGAGCTCCACGTCGTCGATGCCGGCCTGGAGGCGCGCGACGGCGTTGAGGTAGGAGGCCGCGACCTGTGGACCGAAGCGGCGCGCGATGCGGCGCGCGACCCAGAACGAGCGCGAACGCGGGCGACCGGCGGTGGCGTTGCTGGCCGAACGGGCGAGGGTGGTGGTCGTCATCGCTTAAACTGGAGCATCCCGAGCCTGTTGGCTGGCCATCCTATTCGCCCCTGCCGCATAGCGGACATGCCGCGCCGTCCTCGTCGAAGCTGTAGAGCGCCGCGAAGTTGGCAGCGTTCCGCGCCTCGGCCTTCGCCTCGTCCTCAAGGACGCCTTCACGGATCAGTGCGTCCTTGAGCGCTGTATACGTCTTCGCCCACGCGTGCGCGTTCCGGCCGAGTTCTGCCAGCTCCTTGATATTCATTCGGCGGGCTCGACGATCGCCTCACCCGCCGCGGCAAGCACGACCGTCGCCGGGCCTACAAGGCCATCTGCTTCGTCCGGCGTCAGCGCGGCCTCAACCGTCGTCGTCATGCCGCCGCCCCCTGTTCCTCGGGTTCGCCTTCCTTCGTATTCGGCTCGTCCCCACCGTCGATCGGCTCCAAGCCCGGCGCGTCTCCCATCTCGCGCATCAGCCGCTCGCGCTCCTTCCAGACCTCCTCGCTCGGGCGGAGCGTGACGTTGCCCGCGTCGTCGACCTCAACGAGCTCGTAGGGGTCCCCACCGACCGGGGACAGCGCCTTCGCGGTGTCGGCCGCCGACTTGTTCCGCTCGCTGATCTCCTGCTCGGACGGCTCATAGAGGTTCGGCCAGAGCGCGTCGTAGCCCCCGTCTCCTGGCCGGGGCAGCGCCCCCAGCGCGACAAGCCGGTCGATCAGCGCCCGCAGCAGGTTCGGTTCGGCGTGCGTCTCCTGACGCTCCCGGACCTCGCCGAGCCACTGGCGCTCGTCCTGACTGGACGCGAGCTCGCCGCGTTCGGAACCGTACAGGATGCGCTTCGGGATTCCGGCGCCGGCGGCCATCTTCGTCGCAAGCACCTCGGAGATCCCCGTCGGGTCGGGCGAGTCACCACCGAGCCAAGACAGCTCGCCGCCCTGCATCATGAACGTGCGGCGCAGGTCGTGGTAGAGCAGTTGGAGTTGCTGGTCGACCGCCGCGAAATCGACGCCCGTCGCCTCCGGGTCGGCCTTGAGTTGCAGGATCCGGTCGGCGAGCTGCCAGAACGCTTCGGCCGACGCGGCGTCGACCTTCTCGTCGTTGAAGATCGTGTTGAGCACCCGCCTGAGCACCGGCTGGCCGTGCACGTCGTCGTCCAGCACGTCCTCGGCCACATGGATCAGGCGGGTCCAGTGCACGCGCTCGGTGCCGGACGTCTGGGCACCGGACCGGAACGAGCTGTTGCCGCGGCTCGTGTCGATCTGGTAGAACTCGGGCAGCCCATGACGTTCGTCGCCACGGTCGGTGACCCATGTGTCGATCCGTGCGTGGCGCTCGGAGTAGGTCGCGAGATAGACGACGTCATCGGGACCCGACAGCCGCATGAGTGGCCGGTCGAAATGAAGTCCGTCACGGGTGCCGATCAGGAGCACCGCGTATTGGCCGATGCGACTGAGCCTGTCGACGCGCTTAAGGCGACCCCAAAGGCCCAACCGCTTCGCGAGCTCGTCGAAGGCCCGTGTGAACTCCGTGCCGTCTTCCTGGTCCGGCTCGACGATCTCGGGCGGGCGGCGCCACGTCGTCTTGGCTGGTAGATCGACAATCCGGGACGCGATCGGATGACGGTCGTAGTACGACCAGTAGTCCTCGTAGGTCGGCTGTTTCTTGTAGCCGGCGACCTTGTAGACGTCCCGTTCGCCGGAATATTGCAACCCCGCCCGGCGCGCGAAGTCGAGGCGGTCCAGGGTGAACGTGTCCGAGTTGCGCGCGCCCCCGTTCCTGGCCGCCGCCAGCGCGTTGGTCCGGCCACGCACCTTCCGGCCACCCACGTCGTACCAGCCCTTGCCGGTCGGCGTGATCAGATCGTCAGTCATCCTGATTAGCCCTCCTCATACGGCAACCGTTTCCGCCAGCCACTCGGGATCGGGCGCGCCCAGCAATTCTCGGGTGCGCCCACCCATGGAACGTACATGCCGCACGAGCTCTGCGGAATGCAGGCGCCACTTCCGCCAGTGTGAGTCAGCCGAAGAGAACGTCTTCGTCGGCGGATGAACGACCGACCCGGCGAAATAACCACTCTTGGTCATCGGGACACCACACAGGATAATCCGGGTGGCCCCGACCTCGAGCGCGACCGAGACGGCCAGCAGGCCGGTGGACCCGCCGCCGAAGCGGTGCGCCACATCACGATCGACATCTCGGCCGCCCTTGCCCTTGCGCCCCCAAAGCAGGTAGCCGTCCGGGTGGCCGAGCTTCCTGCGCTCCTCTGTCCACTTGGGGAGCTTGTTCGCGTGCAGGCTGCACCAGTGGTCGAGCCGATGCGGCCAGACGCACCCGACGTCGTTCGCCGCCACGACGGTATCCCACCACTCGGGACCGAGCAACGTCTCCGAATCCCGCACGTCCGTGAACACGCTCGCCGCGCCACCGATCACCAGGGCTCTCACGAGCCCGCGAACGCGTCGAGTGCGGACTCGATGACGGCCATGTCCCCAGGCCCAAGGCTTTGGTGGCAGCCGACGAGCAGACCGCTACGCATCGCATGGTCGGCCCACGGGAACCGGCCCGATCCCGCTCCCCTGAACGCTGTCTGACGCAGGACGTTGCCGGTCATGATCGGGCGGGTCTG